GAAGATTGACGAAGTGGGTGCGTTTGATTCAGAAGAAGGCGCACATATTTGGGGAACGGCAGTCTGCGAGAAATATAACGCGCCGGAATACGCCGAAGTCGAATATCCAAACAGTTTGCCAGATGCCTAAACTCTGTGCAGCAGGCGATCAACTCAAAGATCAAATAGATAAGGATTATCCAAACAGATCCAAGAAAAGCGACGGCTGGGTGGCGGATCAAAGGCATCTTGCTAAAGGAACCAGTGACCACATACCCGATCCCAAATCGGGAATTGTAAGAGCAATCGATGTCACAGCGGATCTTGGTGGTCATCCTGAAGAGATTTATGCCCTAGTTGAGAGCATTCGCAAATCTGCTCGAAAAGGCGATAAGCGCATCAAGTATTTGATATTTGATGGGCGTATTGCTTCACCAATTTTGAAATGGAAATGGAGAAAGTACCGCGGTCAAAACCCGCATAAGTCGCACTTTCATTGTTCATTTACAACAAAAGGCGATCAAGATGGATCTGCCTTTAATTTAGGAGAAAACGATGAAGCTAAAAGATAGACTGCAATCACCTAAGTTTCGCAAGGCTGTAAAAGATTATTTGCTGGCAGTTGCGGCATCCGCTGTCACAATGGGAATCTCACTCGCCCTGGAATTTGCTCCTGAATATGCAGTGCTAATTGGGGCAATAACTCTTCCAGCTGCAAAATGGGCTGATCGCAATTCTCCTGATTATGGATTGACAAAATAGATGTCAGTCGCGGAAGTCGCAGCAACCGCCGCTTCGGTAGTCGGAATCATTATCGCCCTACTCGGCGGGTTGCGGTATTTGATCCGCACCGAAGTTCCCCAGGTTATTCAAAAATCCCATCTCGCTGATCGACTTGGAAAACTTGAGGACACACAGATTGAGATGCTTGCATTGATTAGAGCAGCCCTTCACACTTCTACTTCAAAGGGGGTTGTCAATGCCAAAACAAACAAACGCAAGAAAACGCCGCGCTAAGGCAACCCCCAAACGCGCTCGCAAGCGCCGCACTGTGAAAGATAACTTTCCTTCCAAATTAGATATTCATTTCATCGAAGCCAAAGCGGTATTTGATGCAGCTAAAGCAGCCGGATGGGGCGATGAATATGCCCTGTCATTTGCGATGGATCGCGATTCCTATCCAAACTGGATAGTGCCTGCTGATCCAATGAGGAAAATTGGCTGGGAAGATGGCGAAGAGGATCCAGGCTAATTCAGCGAGAATTTGAACTTTTCGAATTCCTCCAAGCCAGGATTCCGGATCTTGAACCTGGCTCTCCTACCGATTACTTCGATGCGGTATCTATGCAAGAGCGGGCAATCTTCGAACTGAAGTGCCGCCGCACCCATTATGACGATCTAATGATTGAACAGCACAAATGGAAGCACTTGGTCGAAATTGGGCTTCTAAGGCACTTTAGAGCCTATTACATCTCTTCAACCCCATTGGGTATATGGTGCTGGGAATTAGACGCTCTAAAGCCTCCACAATGGCAAATGAAGGCACTTCCCAATAAAACTGATTTTGCTGGATCCAGGGTGACAACCCGCCCAGTGGGATTCCTCCACATCGATGATGCTCAGGATCTTTTGCGACACACCGAAAATCCATTTGCCAAATCCATTTAGATTCAAATACATTTAACCCATCGCAAGGCGAATGTCCAAGCGATAGGGAGCAACAAATGACAACAAAGATAAGGGATCTCAATTCTGTGAGATCTGATCTAAAGCATTATTCAAGGATGCTTGCAGTTGCAGAATGGGATCTTGAGGAAACTCAGGATGAATATCTAATTAAAGTGCTTAAAGAAAAACGCCGCTGGTACCGCGAAGAAATCGCAAACTTGGAAGTTGAGTACGCAAAATTAGCTGGCATCAAAATATGATCACAGTTACTTATCACAATGATTCGGGTGCATATACCGATGGCAAGAATTTTGTTAAAGGATCTCTGATCCGCAAGTTTGCTCGCGAGCGAATGGGCAAACAACAACTCCGAGGCAGATTATCCAAATCTGAAGTGGAAGCCTATTGGCTAGATCGATTCGGGGTGAATGTCAATGTTGCCTGATGTAAATTTCTATCTATTCCTCATAGCAGCGATGGCTGTCTCTTTTCTTATGGGCGCGTTTGTGGGATCGTTTTGGGGTCAAACAAAAGCCTATGAGAAGGGATTTAGGGCTGGAAAAGCCGTACAGAAGGCGATGAATGGGTATCGATGACTTCAGTGATAAAACAGCCGCTGAATGGGCTGAAGATGCCGCAAACACTATCCGAGAACGCGGGCTTGACTATGGTGATCCGCGGATCAACCTACTACGCATTTTCAAGTTATCGAGAATTCTCGGTGTTCAGTTGCGAGAGCCATCTGAGTTGGCAATTATTTTTCTCGCGACGAAACTTAGCCGCATTATGGAATCTCCAGGGAGGACGGATTCGTATCTCGATCTTATCTGTTACGGATCTATATTCGCCCAACTTAGACACACTTCGCCCGATGATTGGAGCGACATTGAGTTTGATGCGAAACTCGAATAGGGAGCAGTTTTGCGACTACTGCAAACTTCGATACACCGGATCCAGGGGTGAATTACACCGCCTGGCTAAGAATCCTGCCTACTGGAAAGTTGTGAGCCAGGCTCCAGGAAGGCAAGGGAGAGTGCGGTTTTATTGCTTGCGCTGTGCTGATCAAATCCAAAATTGGGAAGATGGAACATTCTTCTCATTGAAGGAGCAACTAGAAGCCGAAATCAATCAAGTTAAGGGAGAGTATTTCAATGACAAATTGGCTGAATGACTATGAGGGTGTGTGGGATCGATTTGCTAAATTCAAGGCAGATTTCCCTGACTACCGACACAAATCACACATACTTGCAGAATCACTGCATCCACAATCCGAGGTGTATATCATCAAAACAGAGTTGTATCGCACCTGGAATGACACCGAACCATTTGCAACCGGATTATCCAGTGAGCCGAAGAGCAAACAGTACGCAATCGAAACCTGTGAATCAGGATCTCTTGGTCGCGCACTTCAGGCTGCTGGCTATTTAGCAAAACCAAAAGGCAACGGACAATCACACTTCAAGCCTATTCAGACGACAAATCCTGAATTAGCTGAATTCGTAGAAAAGCAACGCCCCAATGATCCAAAACCAATTGTGTTTGATGTCAGTGAGATCGTTGCCGAATTAGGCGCTGAGATCATTGATGAAGTGCCATTGTGCAGCGGTGGTTGTGGCGTAATGATCCTCAAGCAAGGAGTCAAAGAGGGTCGCGAATATCGCGGCTGGGTTTGCCCACAGAAGGATTCAGGTCACCCAGCAAAATGGATGAAGATCGATGAATCAGGCAAATGGGTGTTCAAGAAATGATTGGAGATCTACATTTATTTAAGTGCGGTCAGTGCAAAAAAGCAACGCCAAATGTCCTGATTAAAACTTATGAATGTGCTGATATTCCTGAAGCGCCAGGTGAAGTGTGGCTAATTGAATGCCAGCGATGTTTCACCCAGCGCATCATTTACCCTACGGAAAGGATTACTACGGGCGAGGATGATATCACCAGGTGCAAGGATTGCGGCAACTGGATACAGAAGTCAGATCGCTGTCGAGTGTGCCGATTAGCCAGGGGACAGGAAATGCTCAAAATCAAATACTTCACAGGTCACACCGAAGTCGTTAAGGATCTCGATATTGCCGACCTATGAATTCAAATGCCCTAAATGCGGCATTGTAGTTGAACAGTCATTTGCACTGTATTCGAATCATTCGATTTGGTGCAGTGACTGTCAAACTCAAATGGAAAAGCAATTTACAAGCCCAGGTGTCATTTTCAAAGGTGATGGATGGGGAGGGAGCAAGAAATGAGCATTAAGGAAATGAGTCTTAAATTAGCTGCACTCAGTCTGATTGCGGATGAGGCTAAAAAAGCGAAAGATCGCTTGAGAGCCGAATTACAAATTGAGATGGACAAATTGGGTGCTGATCGGATCAAGGCTGAATTAGGGGATCAAACAGTGGCGTATGTAATGACTGCCAATCCTAAGTTCAAGTGGGAGATCGTTAATCAGAAGGCGTTTGTGGATTGGGTTAAATCTAATTTCGCCAGTGAGATTATCGAATCGGTGAGGGAATCATCAGTGGATGTGTTACTTGCCAAATTACAATATGTGGATGATTTAGTGATTGATCACAATGGTGAAAGGGTGGATTGGGTGGTTGGTAGTACCAGTGATCCATATTTAATGACAAAGTTTGCACAGGATGGGAGGGATAAGTTGAAGGATGCGATGATGACAAACGCCATCGATCCTCGCAAAATGCTGGAATTGGAAAACTAGAAACGCCGATCTGAACAGGAGTTTTGTATGTTATCTATTGACAGACTTGCTACACTGCCTGCGTTGCGGGGCGCCGAAGCAGCCCTACGCAGAGTGTTTAGGCGAGGGCTATGCCTTCGATTCTTATCGCTGGCGCTTCTCGCAAATACATTCAATCTAACTGCAATCACTACTTCAAATGCTTATGATCTAACACCTAAACAAATCGACTGGATCCTTGTTGCATATAACCATTTCAATGCTGATTTAGCTGAGAGTCAGTGTTATGTGGAAATTATTATGCGAGAGAGTTCATTCAATCCGCGGGCGAAAAATGGATCTCATTACGGATTAGCGCAGATGCGTAATGTGAAGGTAAAAGATCTATCCCCTCGCAATCAAATCCGCTGGCATCTTCGCTATCTCGATCACCGATATTCAGGATCTGCCTGCAAAGCGCTATTACATCTCAAGAAATTCCGGTGGCATTGAGCAGTCTTAAAGATTCAGGATCAACCCGCAAGTGGCGCAAGATACGCGGCAAGATCCTTCAGCGCGACGATAACACTTGTCAGATTTGTGGGCAGTGGGGGGATACAGTTGATCACATTGTGCCGCGCAGATTAGGCGGCGATGACCATTGGGAGAACCTGCAAACGCTGTGCAAAAATTGTAATTATTCGAAGGGGGGTAGGTTTTTTGTTGAGCAGAGAACAC